TAACATGTTTGGTTCAAACAATGTTGGTCTCGTAGCAACTAATCATACCTATGCATCACAGGATATGTTTGATCCTGACGATAAGATTTCAGGTGGTCAGGGCTTCATCTATGCATCATCTATTGTTGTTGCTATGAAGAAGCTTAAGCTTAAGGAAGACGAAGACGGTAACAAGGTCAGTCAGGTCAACGGTATTCGTGCTGCTTGTAAAGTAATGAAGACTCGTTACGCAAAGCCGTTCGAATCAGTTCAAGTGAAGATTCCTTACACTACTGGCATGAGTCCGTATTCCGGTCTTACTGACATGAGTGAAGCATTGAAGATGCTCAACAAGGAAGGTAACTCGCTTGTTTACACTAAGCTTGACGGAACTATCATTAAGAAGTTTCGTAAAGGTTGGGAAGCAAACGATGATGGTTGCCTCGATACTATCATGGTCGAATTCGAACAGAAGAACTCCAAGATTGTTATCGCAACCGAAGAGGAAGAGGAGATTGCGGAATGAGCTTATCTCTTATCAATGAAGTTTGGAAGCTATTGAAGCCGAGCATCGAGGCATGTGATACTGAAGGTGCCGCTGAAACTCTAGTCAACTATCTCGTTGAGGAAGAGGTTGCATCCGCGCATGAAATTAAAGCAGCATTCCGCGGTGATAAGGAAATTAAGGTTGCTCTTGATTTCTTTATGGACACTCCGGATGCTGGTCTTTATCATCAAGCAGATGACGATGATGATGATGATGAAGACTATAACGATTTGTATGACGATTATTATAACGATAAAGAAGAAAATTACTGATGACTTGGTACAGCAAAGTTACTGCTGACCTCTCTGCTCTTCCGGACTTTATTTCTCACTATGAAGGTGAGTTGTTGTCTGCAAAGAGCGATGTAAAGGTGTACGGCAATGTTGAAAAGAACATTGCCGCACTACCTGGCATCACCGAGTATCGTTTTAATCAGCTACAAGAGATTGAAGCGGTACTAAATTTTCTTAACATTCAACTTAGAAAGATTCGTAGAAAGCATTTTCAAAAGTACCTTGAAAAATACAATCGGACCCTTTCAAGCCGTGACGCTGAAAAATATGTCGACGGTGAAGATGAAGTCATTGATTATGAGGTTCTCATCAACGAAGTAGCATTGCTGCGTAACAAATGGCTAGGCATTATCAAGGCTCTTGAATCCAAAAACTTCATGCTTGGTCACGTAGTTCGTTTACGCACTGCTGGTATGGAAGATATCTCAATTGGGTAAGCTACGGCTTGCTTTTCTCTCAAAAACCTTTATTGTAAAAATATAGGAGATACTTATGGCGTTTAAAAATAATGTTGTCGCGGTCGCTAATTGGGACCCTAATATTTTTAACCTGGAAGCATTCAATGACCGACATAATACTGATGAAAATACATTTGGTGTCACAGAAGACATCATTGCCCTTAGCTGCGTTGCTAAACGTTTAGGAACTCATGTCAGCATCACCGGTGAAACTCCTCGGCTTGCTAAGTCGATAACCGCAGAAGATAGGCAGCAGGCGCAAACAATTCGCACATTCTTTAACGGTAAGCTAACTGTTGCTCAACTTCGTGGTGAAAACATCTCAGAGTTTCGTAAAGACCTTATCAAACTATTGAACACTCCGATGGATGAGAATGGCAAGTATGTCTATTCAGAAAAGTTTACTGGCATGATCTATAAGCTGCCTTACTTCTATGAGTATGACCGCTCATTGATTGATGATGTTTTCGGTAGTGAATATCACGAAATTTTGAAACCAATTCGTGCTGACAAAGACAACCGTTCTACTGTTTCCCTGACATTCCTTCGTAAAATGGATGCAAAGAAAAAGCGTTTGCCGCATACTGAATATTGGTTTGCCGATCAATACGATAACCGAGTAGTTGTTCACGTTGACAAGGCTAACCCGCTTGATACATTGTTTGAACGTTATGCGGAATCAAAAACAGTCCGTTTGCAAGGATACTTCGTCCGATCTCGCAAGGACACGCTTAATTTCTACAAGGTAAAATACTGGAATCCGGTATTTTAAAATAATCTCCATTACGGCGATTTATCGGTTGACAATGTTGCCCAAATTTGTTATAAGAGTATATCAAGAGCGAAGAAAAGGACTGCTTCATGACTACTGTTCTAATCAAGTCAGGTGTGTATCGTAATCTCCCCGTAATCAACACTCAGTTCAAACTGGTTGAAGGCATCAAACACGGTGCTAAGGGCGCCTACATCACTGTCAAGAACGAGGGTCAGTTCCCTCAGCAAATTGAAAACATAAAAATCAAAATCGAAGGTCCTGACGCTTTCGAAATCAATGGAGAATATGTGAAGACTGAAACTGTAACTGAAACTGATGATGAAGCAATGAACCGCATTGCTACTCGTTTTGAAATCCTCGATGAAATGGCTGCTGCTTGCATCAACGGTGACGTTCGTGCAATGATTGTTTCGGGTCCTCCGGGCGTTGGTAAGTCGTTCGGTGTTGAACAGCAGATTGAGAAGTCCTCACTGTTTGATCAGCTTGCAGGCAATCGTACTCGTCACACTGTCGTCAAGGGTGCAATGACTGCGCTAGGTCTGTACGCACAGCTTTACAAGTATAGCGACAAGAAGAACATTCTGGTGTTCGATGACTGCGATAGTGTCTTTGCTGATGAACTGTCACTGAACATTCTCAAGGCTGCCCTTGATAGCGGAAAGCATCGTCGCATTTGCTGGAACTCGGACTCACGCCTTCTGCGCGACGAAGGCATTCCGAACAGCTTTCACTTCAACGGTTCTGCAATCTTCATCACGAACCTCAAGTTTGAGAACGTTCGTAGCAAGAAGTTGCAAGATCACCTTGCAGCACTTGAAAGTCGCTGTCACTTTGTTGATTTGACTATTGATACTGAACAAGATAAGATGCTTCGTATCCGTCAGGTAAATCGTGATGCAGAAGGTGGTCTGTTCAAGGACTACAACTTCTCTGATAATCAGGGTGAGCAAGTTCTTGACTTCATGCAGGCAAATCAGAAGCGTTTGCGCGAACTGTCGATCCGGACCGCACTCAAGATTGCTGATTTGGTCAAGATTTCCCCGAACAAGTGGGAGGCTCTCGCTATGAATACTGTTATGAAGCGGGGATAATAAAAACTGCCTTCCGACAAACTTGTGGGGACTTCGGTCCCTACTTTTTTGCCAGAATACTTGTAATTAGTGACCAACGGTGCTATAATATGAATATGAAGAACAAAGAACAATTGTTATATTTCTTCCTGCAGGGTAAGATTAGCTTGAGTCAGTACGACTACAAGTTCATGGCCAACCTACAGTCTATAATTCAAAACAACATGCGAGTCACTTCTAATCAGGCTGAGTTGTTTGGTAAGTTGATCAGTAAATACAATAAGCAACTTATCAAGCAAGGACTTGTTAAAGAAGAACTTAAGTCACTTCCCTGGAAGACACTGATTGTGGAAAGCACATCAGAGTATACAGGGGCAGTCGTGTCATTGCTAGAGAATGATCTTACCATTCGTGTTCCATTCAATAAGACATTCATCAGTGCGTTTCGCAATGTTAAGAACAATGAGTTTGATTGGAGCAAAGAAACTAAATCGTACTCGGCACCGTTCAGCACTAATTCATTGAAGATTGCATACTCAACACTGCCCAAGTTCTTCTCTACTGTTAGGTACGATGATAACTTGCAGGGTATCATTAATGAGTTAAAGCAATATGAGGGCTTGATTTGGAATCCAACACTTGTAGATATCAATGGTAATCTTATGATAGCATCAATTACTCCGGAACTTGCAGCGGTCATGGATAGTATAACTCTATCATTGGATCCGAGTACTCTGTTCAAACTATCACATATGGGTATTGAAGTTGCTCCCGAATTGATTGAGAAAGATCCTAAGCTACAGTTTGCTTCTAATCAAGTGTATGAAGTAGAAATCACTGATATTGAGCGTATTATTGGTTGGATGAGGAATGTAGGCTGTGAAAACGTCATGATTGGACGGGGCCTACGAACACTTAACCTACAAGAAAATATAGTGAAGCTAGTAGAAAAATACGGAATGAAACCGGTCACCAGTACACTTTTCGGCAATCTACCTGCAGGACTTACCATGCTAATTCAACATACCAGTCCTACTAGTCAAATAGTCAATGGATTTAGTACTGTAAATATAAGCAAGACAATCGTGCTGAAAGATAGCCGACCAATAGAGGTTCAATGAGCGAAGCAAAAATCATAATCAAAGATGAAGTCAATGTTAAGATTGAGGGCCTAGATGTAGGGGATCGTCGTGCATTGATGAAGATGTTTGAGTTTGAAAAGCCAGGAGCGAGATATCTTCCGGCTGTTCGTCTTGGTCGCTGGAACGGAAAGATCAGCTATTTCAGTTTGGGCGGCAGTTCGTATGTCAATCTGCTTGAGCAGATCATCACATATCTGTATGATAAGAATTATGACATTGAATTAATTGACCATAGGCAAAGTCACGGCAAGTTAGAGTTTGCCCTAATGCGTGAAGATAGTTTTTCTGACACTGTATGGCCAAAAGGGCATGAACGTGAAGGTCAACCTATCGTGCTACGAGACTATCAGGTTGAGATTGTCAATAACTTCTTAGCTAATCCTCAGTGCTTACAGGAAGTCGCTACGGGAGCAGGCAAGACATTGATGACTGCTGCTCTATCTAAGTCCGTAGAGCATCTAGGACGCTCCCTAGTGATTGTCCCCAACAAAAGTCTTGTTACACAAACAGAAGCAGACTACATCAACTTAGGATTGGATGTTGGCGTCTATTTCGGTGACCGTAAGGATTACGGTAAGACGCACACAATCTGCACTTGGCAAAGCTTGAATAATTTATTCAAGAACACAGCCGAAGCTGGTGAAGAAAAACTAGATGAATTCTTTTTTGAAGATATTGCTTGTGTAATCGTTGATGAGGTGCATATGGCAAAGGCTGATGTACTTAAGACAATGCTTACTGGAGTGTTCAGTAATATCCCTATTCGCTGGGGACTGACAGGAACCATTCCTAAAGACAAGATGGATCAAGTGTCGTTGCTTGTGTCACTCGGTCCCGTCATCGGTAAGCTATCGGCAAAAGAGTTACAGGACAAGGGTGTACTCGCACAATGTCATGTTAACATTGTTCAGCTTAAGGATAAGGTTGAGTTCACTAACTACCAGTCAGAATTGAAACATCTACTAGAAGATTCAAATCGCCTTGATACAATTGCTGCGTTGATTGACAAAGTGAATCTGACTGGGAACACTCTCGTACTAGTTGACCGAGTGAATGCAGGAAAAGAAATCGTAGGCAGATTAGGTTCCAATGCAGTGTTTGTCAATGGCGGTACTGGTCTAACAGAAAGAAAGGCAGAATATGATGAGGTTGCCACAAGCGACGATAAAATTATTGTCGCAACGTACGGCGTTGCGGCTGTCGGTATTAATATTCCTCGGATCTTTAATTTGGTTCTTATCGAGCCTGGTAAGTCGTTTGTACGAGTTATTCAGTCGATAGGCAGAGGAATTCGTAAAGCAGAAGACAAGGACCATGTACAGATTTGGGACATAACATCCTCATGCAAGTTTGCAAAACGTCACTTGACACAGCGCAAGCAGTTTTATAAGGAAGCTAATTATCCGTTCTCAATTGAGAAATTGGATTATTAATAACTTGACATTTACAGTAAAGATTGATAGAATAGCAATATGAAAATACTCACCTTAGATAATACTCCATACGATCTGGAAACACTTCCGGATGAAATAGATGACTTGCGATTTGCGATTCTAGATAACTCCACTCCCGCAAACGTAGACTACTACTTTATTCCATTGATCTTCCTAGAATCGTTTAGCTCACCGGCTCTTGTCCTAAAGATCGGTGACAAAAAAATCAAGATGCCTGTTGATTGGCAGATTCTAATTGGCGAACAAGAACACGGCGATTTGGAAACACTTCCTTTATCTAGTTTGAATGATAGAGGGTTTCACTCATTCTCGTTTAATCCTCTGAGTTCTTATTCTCCGGGATTTCTTTCCATTGAGATTCTTGACATTTATCCGGATGTAACTTGGTACGCTCCTAGACTCAGGAATGGCCAGTTCTTATGTGTTCCTATTGATGAGGGTGAAAAGCCTCGTTGCATATATTTCGTCAAAGACATCAGTAGAAATTGTGAAGTAGTAGATTACAGTCAGATTTATTAAGGAGCGAACGATGATTACCGAAACAACAATCAAGACTTTTCAGAAGAATAATAAACAGCTAGATATTATGGGCGTAGTTCGCACATTGTATCCAGGTGTTCACATTACGCTCCCAACGAAAGGAAAGAAGAAATGAAGTACAGAATTGAACTTAGTGGTCGTGGCGGAGAAGCCGTCATTGGTAAAGTCAAACGTGAATTTTACGACTTGTTCGAAGGTGAGGATTCCGAACTTGACATTGACGATTATGTTTGGAATGATGAATATTTTGATGAAAACGAAGACGTTGAGATTCCAGAAGACATTCGTCCGTTTGAACCCGGTGATTGGTATGAATGTGATGACATTGCACATGAACATGGTTTGTCAATTGATTCTGCATACATTACTATCTATGAGGGTGACGATATTCTTGTGGAAAACGGTGATGTTCATTTGCTTGAAGCAGGCTCAACTGGTCTTACTCTTGAAAGTGTAGATGAAATTATTCCGAGTGAAATACTTGAAGACGGTGAAGCATACATCTGCATCAACTCGTATGAAAAAGGTTTCTTCTTTAGTTATGAATTCGAAGCAGACGGTTTTGATATTAGTAAGCTGACCTTGTTTGTTACTGATGTTGATGGTTGGGAACTTATCGGCGGCGCAAGTTACGATGGTCAGGATCTTGAAGACCTCGGTGAATTGTCTACTTCGGGTAAAGGGTCTGATGCAACTCTCATGCTTGTGGAAAAAGATTGATATGTCTGTTAGCGGCATTGCATCATCGCTACCGTATACAGGCACTCCGGCCGGTCAAGGTGTATTTAGGCTTAATACTGCTAGGACACGCACGGTAAGAAAAGAGAAGGAAAAGAAGATGGGTTGGTTTAAGAGAAAGTTTGCACAGTGGACCCGTGAAGCATGGGAAAATTCCCGCGAGGCCGTTGATTCCCCGATCAGTGTGCATAGCAATAATATTGATGCTAAGACTAGCATGAGGTTCACTGTTTATCCAGCTTCGGGCGGATTTGTTATTGAGCATTATAAGTCGGAACGCTTTAAAGACGGCGATGGCCCTAGCTTGACAATCGTGAACAACGGTGAAAGTCTAGGTACCGCAGTTGAACACATTCTTACATTGGAAGCATTGAAAGCGTAATGGCTAAAGAGAAACTATCA